AAAATGTAACTTATATTGATATTGTTTCTAACAAAACAATAGATGAGTTTATTTTAAAAGTTTTAAACAACAAATTAAAAATTAGTGCTCAAACACTTGGTGAAGAAGTTTCCCAGTTTTTATGAAACTCATAAACTTTTGTAAACCATTTATTTTGATATTCTTTTAAAAGATCATCGTCAATTACAAACTTTTGAAACAACAAATCTTTTGTACAAACAAATACAACACCCTGATATATATTTTCAAAATTCAAATTGTGAGCTAATGAATAAGCCGCTAATTGATAAAAATAATCTTCAATCCATTCTTCTCTTTTAGGTTTATTAGATTGTTTGAAATCCATAATACTTGGTTTTCCGTCATATACTCCAATTAAATCTGCGGTACCTGCCCATTGTGTATCAAAATGTAAGTTTATTTCAGTGCCCCATACCTCAGATAGTTTTCCTAAATTTTCAACTATAGTGTGAGCCATCATTCTTGGTAGAACACCTTCTTTAGATAAATTTAAATACCCTTTACCTTGGCAATACTGTTCAAGAATATAATGCATTTCAGTGCCACGAGTTGCTGCTTGAGTCGTGATCCGTGCAGCTTCTTCATAGCCTACACGTTGTCTCCATCTGTCTAAACCTGCTTTTTTGTCTTTACTCTGTGTCGCTCCAAGTATTGTGGTAACAGAAGGGACTTTGGCTTTTCCAATATTATATGTTCTGGAGCCTTCGTTGTCGTTTTTTGTATAGTCGGTGTAATCGTGTCTTTTAACAATTTTAAACGCATTGATTTTAAATTGGGCGTCATTTTTTTGTATTCTCATCGTTGTACAAATTATCAAAGGTTGTTTCCCAATCCATATAACTATCGTGTCTTTCCGCAGAATGTAACCATTGGGACGGAATAAAATCTGGAGCACCTTTACCAGTCACCCACATTGCCGGACTGGTAACTCTAACTCTATTATTAGGTAACGCAACAATAGCGCCTTTGTACTTACCATCGGTAAGTTCTAAAATATGTGATTGTTTGTGTTGTGCCGGATCATCGGCTATTTCTGTTCCAGTGTAATCCACAGTCATGTAATATTTACCAGGATAAAACTCTCCATCTACTTTACACAACCACGGACTAGAACTTGTTCTGTCTAATGCCATTACTTCAAAGTTTCGGGAACTACAGTCCCAAGGTTGTGCAAAGTGAGTGGGAAGGGGTGGTGGCATTTCTTCTAATGGCTCATCTGCAATTAGTGCAGTAATTGGAATTCTTGCCCACATGGCCCCACCATGTGGGTTTTCTAGTCTATTCTCTTCGTCTTCACATCCAGTAAATATTATTTGAAAACTTAAACATCGGTCAGGTATAGAGGTAACGGCTACAGCTAAACCATGCAAATATTCTCCGTGATACTTGCGATGGTTATGTGTAAACTCTTTTCTTACCCAACATTTAAAATAAGGTATGTTACTAATTAAATGTGGCACACCCTAATATTAATTACTAGGAATGGAAAATCAAGTTATTTTTTTTTCTTTGTAAACAAAGCAGGGCCAGGTGGTGTTTTCTTAGTAGGCGCTTTTACCATATTGAAACCTGACATTTTAGCAGCTTTTCTTAAATCAGCCAGAGTGAAACGACTAAGTCCTGCCGCCAACGCACCAGATTTAGCTTTCATCATTTTTGCGCCACCTTTGGCATAACCTTTAGCCATCTTGCCACCCATCGCTTTCATCATTTTTGCGCCACCTTTGGCATAACCTTTAGCCATCTTGCCTTTTTTAGCTTTCATCATTCTAGTGCCACCTTTAGAGTAACCTTTTGATTTCATCATAATTTTATCCTTGTATTAATTAATAGTACTTATAGTATATTAGGTTTATGTTAGAAGTAAATCCAGTTCAAATATATAATGATATAGTTGATGAAGATTTATGCTTAAAATTAATTAATGTAACTAATTTACTGGCTACAAAAAAATTAGGTTTAGGGCAAAAAGATTTTAAAAACAAAGCTGTGCGAAACGTATTGGGTTATTCTTTAAATCTGCAAGATACAAACGACCTTAAAATTGTTAATCTTGTATCAGCTCAAATATATAGTTGTTTACTTGATTATAAAGACAAGTTTGTTGAATTAGTTTTAAATGGTGTAGATCAAGTAGACTTACTAAAATATGAAACCGGAGGTGAGTATGTTAAACATATTGACCAAGATCATGCTATGAATAGAGTTTTATCTTTTATTATAAATTTAAACGAAGGGTATGAAGGAGGCGAGATTTGTTTTTATAATCCTCAAACAGGGCAACCTTTAGAGCCAATTAGTTTAAAAAGAGGTGATGTAATTTTTTTCCCAAGTAATTTTTTGTATCCGCACGCTATTTTGCCAGTTATACAAAAAACTCGTTTTTCTATCGTAGGATGGCTAAATTAGCCATGACCTAGGAGTCATCTGACCCTTTAAATGGCTCTCCTGAAGGCTCTGTGGGCTTCGTTTTTTTGTCATAAATGCGGTGATATAGCCCTTTTAAGTTGCTTTTTAAAAAACCTTTAAATGTTTTTTTTATGTAGTATTTTCCAATTCTAATAGGAATCAAAAGAGGGGAACTTAAAATATCAAACAAAAGCAAAGCCATATCTACAATTAAATCAATAATATTATCTGCATCAGAAAAACGCTGTTTTAAATCTGTAACAAATTTCATGATAATAAATTAGTTAAATCAATATATGCGCTTACATCAATAATTATTTCAAAAACATGCAAGCTAATCTCTATTAAAAGCAAAGTAATTATTAGCCTATAACTCATGATGCAAAAAAAATATAATAAATATTAAAACTTACGCCTGCAAAAATAATCATTCCCAATAATGAAAAAACTCCAATTGAAATTGCTTTAATTAATTCTTGTCTCTCTTTTTCTTTTTTTATTTTTAATTGTCTTCTTTTTTTTCTAACCTCAACTCTAATAGCTTGAAACTGTTGCCACATGTTATAATTACCATGCAACATAATTATTTCTCTTAAAGCATTTTCCATATCATCAACTTGTTTTTTTGCTAGGAATGTATCTAAAGCTTCTTCACTGGCACTCGTGAAGCGTGAGGCTTTTTTCTTTATATGCGATTCGTGCACACCATCAATGCCATCACAGAATTTTAATAAATCTTTGTACATGTGGTTTAAGTCCTTGCCGACGGCAATTCCTTTTTTTACTGTTTCAAATGACGCTATGGCAAGAGTTAATGGATCCATGTGTCCATTTTACAACGAATTAGAGAGAGAATAAACCTACTAGGGTCAAGATTATTGTCATCATGCCTCCAAGCATCCAAAACAACAATTTATCTACTTTGTTACCGATCTTGTCTATATCCTTATGCATGTGAGCAAGGTGATTATCTTTTATAGTTCTAATTTCACGTTTGCATCCTTCAATGTGTCCGTACAATGCAACTATATGTTCTTTAGTTGTTTTAGGTTCTGCCATTTTGACCTCTTTGTGCAATAAGTTGTCCAAGATTATCTCCTTCAAATAAACCGGCATATTTTGCGGCTTTTTGTTCTGGCGGTAAATTTGCAATCCCCATACCTTCAGTAGGAGCCGGCATAGAAGAACTTGCCATTACTGGTTGTTGAACCACTGGTTCTTGAGCCGTGGGTGGTGGCGTTTGTTCTGAAAATATATTTACATCTGGCGAAGTTGGAGATTCTATTTTAGTTTGGGGTTTTACTTCAAATGGTTTAATGTTTTCAATATCTTCTTGGTTTACATCTTCAAGGTCTGGCGCTACTCCTAATACCTGCATTGTGGGTATTGTTCCAAATAAACTTCTTACTAAAGCCTTACCAGTTTTAGTCTTTAAAAAACTTGGGGGCTTATCCGCTAATTCTATTAATTGTACTAATTCATTTGGATTTTGAATAATTTGAGCCATTTTTTTATTTAACATATCCTCACTGATCTTGATACCTGCTGTCATGGTCCTACCTGCAACTGTAAACATTCCTACTTTAGCTCGTATAAGATCGCGTAAAGCTGAACGGAATCGTGGAGCAGGTGTATCTCCACTTTTTCTGTCAAGAATATTTATAACTTTTTTAAATTCTTGTAAATTTTTTAAATATTTTTTATCGTCTGAAAATACTATATCTAAATTTTGTTTATTGTTTTGTAAAAATTTAGTAAATTTTTCGCCATTAAAACTAAAATCTGTGGGATTTGTTGAATCTAACATAAGTCTTTGACTGACAAGAGTTTTAAATTCATTTTTTGTAATATCATCGTCTTTAATTATATTCATGAGTTCTTTTAATTTTGTAGGAGAGCCTCCACCAAATTTACTTGGTTTAAATGCATAATCAAATATTAATTCTGGATCTAAATTTTCTATTTGACCAGAAGTTGTTTTACTTAATTTTGCAGTTAGTTCTTTATTTTGTAAATTTAAAGTATCTATTTTGTTTTGTAAATTACCTACTTTAGTAATATCTTTGTAGCCCTCTTTACCAAAAAATTTTTCTAAACCATATTTATGATCTTGAATAAAAGTTCTGTGTTTGGCTAAATTAACCTTACCTAAATTTTGTGGGTCTACCTTTGACATATAATATTCTAAAATATTATTTTTATAAAGAGACATTTGCTCTGTATTTTTGTTTAATACATCATACACATCATCAATTCTTGATTGTTGTGTTTTACCTTTTTTAAAAGTAGTTAGAAAAATATCCTCATCTCCAATATTTAATCTACCCCCATTTTTTTGAACTAGTTGTCCAATAAATCTATTGTAATCATCATAAAAATTTTTAGCCTCTTCATCTATTGTTCTATACATACTTAACAAGGGATCATCCTTCAAACTTGTGTCCATTTGTTTATTTATAGCAGCTACCAATTGATTTATTTGTTGCTCATCCGGAGTGTTTTCTGAAGATATTTTTTTGGCTTCTAAATTTCTTTTTAAGCGTAGTAAATCAGAACGTGTGTTATGTAAAGTTTTAAATGTAATTTCTCCGCCTTTTTTTGGAAGTTTTAAAAATGAACTCATATTTGGATAATTTTTTAATAGAGTTTCTTTTCCTCTAGCAGTTAATTGATTCACTGTTGCTCTTATATCCTCTACGCCTACTTTTCGTAAAGCTAAACCATTTTTGCTTTCTTTATCAATTCCAAATAATTTTTCGTATTTTTTTCCTATTTCGTTTTTTCTTAAATCTTGAAATTCAGTAATGGCCGACTTAATAGATGTACCCCCTTCTTTTAACAAACCATTTGGAAATTGTAAAACTTCATCAGTTAAATCATCTTCAGATTTTTGTAAAGCTTCTATTAAAGGTTTTCTTTCTGCATTGTTTAAGCCTATGGCTTTGTCTTTCATTTTTTTTAAAGCCACATCATACCCTATTGGATCTTTTCCAACTAAATTTTTAGAAACAAAACCTTCTCTAAATAATTCAAATAAATCTTTCATTGCTTGTGCATTGTCATTATTCATTTTATGAAACTGACCTTTTACTCCATATTTAGAGTGTTTTTCAAAAACATTTTGCCAAGCTAAAAATTCAGGGTCGTTAGTAACTTGTCCTAAAGAAAATTTTAAATTTCCTTTCATCGCGTTTTCTGATAACTTATTATTTATTCTTTCTTGTAATGCCTTAACATCTTTAATGTCACCTTTAAAGAGTTCAAAATCTGCCTCACTTAAGTCTTCTCCCTTTTTTAATTTACTGTATAATTTTTTAACAAAAGGAACCATACCAGGCAAACTAAAAATAGTTCCTGTGGCTAAAGAAATTGCTCCAGTATCTGAAGCTTCATTTAAATAATCTTGAAAGTCATTTAATTCTGGATTTATATTAAAAAATTCATGCCCTATATACATTCTAGCCATGTCTCCTGCGGTAGCTCCTGCCGCTCCTGCAACAACACCCCCCGCTCCTCCTCCAACAGCTGCTCCTCCAATTGTGCCTAGTATTTCACCTAATGCAATAGTTACATCTCCAGTTAAAGCACTAAAATCCCCTATGTCCAATCCTGGCTTGTTTACTAATTGGTATTTTTTTTGTATAGGATTAAAAACAACAAGTTCTTTAGTATCCTTATCCCTAATAACATCAACTTCAGCGCCTAACCCTGGTTTTACTGATTCAAAATATTGAGCAGCTTCATTTTTAATACCTTGTATTAAATTTTTTTCATCCTTACCAAAACTTCCAACCATTCTACCTTTTACTGTAGTAAAATCTTGGTCAGATTTTAATATACCTGTTATATCTGCAATTTCTCCAGTTGTGTAAGGACGTTTTTTTTCTTCTTTTTTAGCGAGTGAATATTGTCCAGAACCTCCACCATCAGTTGTTTCGTATTTTGGTAAATAATCTCCAATAAATTCTTTTAAATCTAGTCCTGTTTTTTTTTCTTCTTTTAATCTTTGAAACACATCATAGGCATGTTTTTCGTCACTTTTAGAATCACGAACATCTGGGTCTAAGGAACTTTTATATTTTGAAAAATTGACATCTACAGAAGAAGGGTTAACTTGTTTGGTAAAATAATAATAATCTGGAGCTCGGACATTTAACTCTGCGGCAGTGTCCGACACATAATTAAAGTATCTTTGTGCAAGATCCTCATTACTTCTATCTTTATTTGCTGGGTTTAATGCTCTTAACTCGTCTACTGTTTGTAATTTCATTTTCTATGCCTTACTAAAAATAATCGTTGATATTCTTAGTTGTTCCCGGCTTTTTAATACCTTCAAAAACTTCTAATTGCTCTCTTAAAAATTGGTATTGCTCCCCGCCAAGTGCTTTTTCATCCTCTTGATAAAAACGCCTATAATTTGTTAAAGGTTGACGAAGAATTCTTTTTCCTAATGCATTTAAACTAGATTCAAATTGACTAGAATCTAAACCCGCATTAATTGATTCCATCGCTAACTTAATATCACTCACAGAAAAACGACCTCCTTCTTCTCTTGCTTTTGCAACAGCAAAAGCTAATTCAATAGTAAGGGTTTTTGTTTCTGCGGTAAGATCCTGCATCCTATTGTCAAACATTTTGGCTATGGTCAAAAACTCGTCTCTTACTTTACCCGTTAAGTCTTCTCTCTTCGCATAACCCTTTGGATCGTTTATTGCTTGTTCCAAAAGAGAATAGTTTGCGTGCGCCGGAGTAAAAGCGTCCCTTTCTCTTTGGCCTATTACAAAGTCTTTTAAAGCAGACGCTTTACCAACAATTTGAGTAATAGCTCCAAGTGAACCCATTTTTATTTTACCCCCGGATATATTTTTTTTTATGTCCACTATTATATTAGTTACACTTTCTGCTTTATCTAAATCTTTACCAAGTGTTGTAATTTTCTTTGATCTTTCTTTAGCCTGATCTGCCATAAACAAAGCCTCTGCTGCAGCATTTGGGGATAGTTGTAAAGCCCCATACAATCTTTTTTCTGGGTCTAGTTTAAGGTCTTTTAATATATCAGATTCTGTCGCTATGAAGGTTTCCCCCTTTTTTTTGCCTCCAAAATCTCTATTTAACCTAACAGTTTTAATTGTTTCTCCAGATGCTTTATCATAAGGTAAATACTTATCACGATCATTGTTTAAAAATGCTTTAGCTACCAAATGTTGAGGAACCACCCCTGGTTTGTATGTACCATCAGGTTGTTTTATTAAATAATTTCCTATTTTTAAACTTTTTGCGGTTTCTCCTTCTGGTGTATAACGAGCAGAGCCGTCTGGATTTGTGACGCTTTGAATTTGAGCTTCTGTTACGAAAACAGGTTTATTCGTTGTTGAGTCAATAGCTTTTTTTGTTTTACTAAATTCTGTTTTTTGATCTTCTATTTCAGCTTCTGTTGCTTTTAAATCTGCTAATGTCATCGCTCCTTTACTTAAACCTATTCCTAAATTAGCAAAAGCATCTCCTGGTTGAGCTAAAGCCATAGCTAATTGTGCTGCAAATATTCCCTTTTTTTCAGAATCACTGAACAAAGGTTCACTTGCGGGTTTTTTAACAATTTGTTCACTTTTTTCCAGAACACTACCAATTCCGGCTAATTCAATTAATTTTTTTTTATTTTCTGCACTTAATTTTTCAGGAGAATCTATCACTGAAGAAATACCTTTTTGCTCTGGAGAATTTACTTCTGCTTCTGGTTCTATCACAGTTTGATTTGCACTCTTGTCAAATCCCTTTTCTAGTTCTCTATTTATATTGTCTTTGCTTTCTTGTGACGCTGGTTCTATTGGATCTGTTAAATTATTTGGATCTGGGCCTCCAGCTAATTGTGTTATGCCTCCTGGAGATCGTTGTCTTGCAATCTCTTTAAAATCTAAAATAGCTCCCGTTCTAAACCCTAAAGGTTTATGTGTTTGTAATGCTTTTTGTCTAAATAATTTTCTTGATAATATAGGATCCATATCATAACCCCGTAGGTTTTAATAAATTATAGGCGGCATAAGCTCCTAAACCAGTTGAGGCGGCTTGGGCTAATGGATTAACGGCAGGTCCAGTTCCCGCAGTAACTTGAGAAGCTGCTGTTGGTAGAGCCGTCATAATACCTTTTTGAAACTCTATTCTTTGATAAGGTTCATAGGCTCTTGCTACTTCTGTTTGTCTTTGTGCGGTTAGGGCTTGTTGCGCTAACTGTTGTTGTGCTCCCCCAGCTTGTAAAGCCGTTTGAGCATCTTGCACATTCATACCTTGTTGTTGTGCGCCCATTCCAGCCAACTGCGCACCTGCAGCTAAACCTGTTTCAGTTTGAAACTTTTGTTGATCTTGTGCGGCACCAAGGGCTTGAGTATAACCTTGTTGTTGCGCCAAACCAATTTGTTGTAAACGTGCTCTTTCTGCTTCAGCTTGTTGAATGCCTTCTCGACCTCCACCAAAAGCACCTGCATCAATAGCTTGAGCGGCTAATTGATTCTGCCCAATTGCAGCTTGTCTGTTAATTTCATCAGTAACATACGATTGAAAAGGGTTTAAAAAACTTGTAATGTCTGGTAATTGAGCCGCTCCAGTTTGAGCCCCTAACACAGAACCAATGCCAGAAGTAAGAGTTGGTTGACCCACTCCCATTTGACCCGCTTGAGTAAAAGCTTGTTGTTGTAAAGGAGAAGGCCCCGCAACTTGGTAAGAAGGAACCTCAACAGGTGTTCTCGATAACGCTAAAGCCTCATCGTATAAAGATAATTTTCTAGATTCTATTTCAGGAGCTTCTCTTGAAATTGTTGTTTGTGTTCCAGTCGTAGTACTTGAAGCTGGAGCAGGAGCAGGGCCTCCGCCGCCGCCACCACCAAAATATCCTTTAAGCCCAGTTTTTTTATTGACTTTACCAGTACCTCCAACAGATTTTAGTAAACTTATTTCATATGCATTAACATGAGCAAGTTCTCTGTCTTCTTCTTCACCTTGATCACCAATATCTTTGTAAAGAGCATTATACAATGCAATCTTTAATTTTATTGGGAGTAATTTAAGTAGCCATTTCATAAAAATATCCAGTCAGTTTAAAATCTAAATCATTATCGTGTATCACTTTTTCCCATCCTTTTCTTCCTAATAGTTCTAAGTGAGAACAGTTTTTTTGTTTTGCTAAATCAATAAAAAAATCTTGTATCTCTTTAACATGTTTTATAACTTTACTGCCTCCACAAATTAATATTAACAAACATTCCGTTGCCGGATAATACAAATGCTGTGTTACATAAACTGCTTTAATATTATCCTCCTCTTTTATCAAAAACATTTCCATACTACCTTGTTTTACACATGTATTAACTGTTTTTACAGTATGTCTGCCGTTTGATAATTTTACTGTCTCCTCTATCCAATCTTCCACAAAAGGCCAATAGGCATTTACAAACTGTGGATCTACTTTTTTTATCTTCATTAAGTAACTAAATCATAAACTCTTTTTAATTTTGCTTGTTGATCATAAAAAAAAGCAGCTCCTTTTTTTCTCATATCTTTAAAATCTTCTGGATTTGCCCCTGCCATGATCCCTGCACCGAGGATCGCGTCTGCTCTAGAAACAAACTCGCCATCTGCTAATTGAGCCAACATTGTATCCTCATCTTTATCTCCATTACCTGTACCATCTTCAACATATCCTTCTGCTCTTACATAATTATTTCCGTCTTTTTCATCATGATCTAGTTTACTGGGTAAATAATTTACACCTCCTTCTTTAAAACGAGGAATCGTAACGATGCCTCCTTCTTTTGCAGCCATCATACTTGGTGAACTATAAATATCATCATCCTCTTCTTCTGCATAAGGATCGTCAGCAAACCCTCCAGTATCTGTATCGTCATACTCCGCTCTTTCTCCAAGTCCTTTTACGGCTGCTTGTTGAGCTATTAAAGCATTTTCATAATCTGCGTCAGAATATCCTTGAGGAACGGCTGCTTGTTGAGCCTCAGGTTGACTCAAAGCACTTACTCCAGCTGCACCTATTCCAAGGGTAGTGCCTGGATTGTCTTTAATAATTTGAGGAATGTTTTCAGTAATACCACTAAAAAATCCGGGTTCTGCCACTAGGTCTGGTCTTGTTATACTTTTGACTGTGCCTTCTTGTATACCTTTTAATACTTCTGGTGTTGCTCCATATGCTGATGGCGATAAACCAATAGTAGACATGTTTGCTACAGGTGCAGTCATAAATTGAGGTGCCGCGGCGGTAGTCATACCAAAACCGGGAGAAGCTACACTTTGAAGCGATGCTAGAGGTGCCCCCCCATACAATGATGGCCCCATAACTTGTGCTCCTGCAAGAGGCACTCCAGAGATTGTTGCTCCTTGAACCGCTCCTTGACCCAAAGCACCACCAAATCCACCTACTAATTTTGTTCCACCCGCACCAAGAATTTGACTTGATCCTCCACCTAAAGAAGCACTTAATGCCGCGGAATTTGTTCCAGCAGTCAGTGAACTACCTGCAACTCCACCTTGTGTTCCTAAACTTCCAAGTGCGCCAGCTCCCCCAGCGGCAGTTCCACCTGCTAATAATGCAGAAATACCTGCACCACCTGCGAAACCAAGTAGACCATATTTAATAGCATTTCGTGTAGATGAACCCGTTAGTTTTGCAATACCAAAAGCACTAGCACCAATAAGGGCACCAATAAGCAAGGGGTTATATTGTTTTAGACCAGTGCGATGATGTAAAGTTCCTGCACCTCCGATGCTTTTTAAAAAACTTTGTTCATAAGAAGATAAGAAAGCAAGTTCTGTATCTCCACAGATACCATAACTTGAAATGTCCCTATATAATTTTTTGTAAATCCAATTTTTAATTGGTTTGGGAATGAGTTTAAGAACCCATTTGAACATATGTTTCTCCTTAGTAATTACTAAAGTATATTCTACCCTTGATCCGTGGTGTTTTCAACCTCTAGCTTAGTCATTTCATCCATTAAACGACCTGAATAAGAAAACTCACCTGTATGAGAAATATAATCTGTAATATAACAATAACATTTACCCCCAATATTTCGCCATAATCTACAGAAAGCAAAGTCTTCCCCTAAATACATTTTTGTTTCTTTATCGTGATAGGTATCAAAAAAATTATACAAATGTGGCTTGGCTACAAACTTACCATTTATTACAGTTTCTTGTTTAATGTCCATGCCTGGGTATTCTTTAATCAGTTTATCAAACACTCTTTTTTGTATTAACATACAACCCGTTGGAGAGTGTGTAACTTCAATGACACCATCATCAAAATCAATATCTGTTTCATCCGCTAAACGTATCGGATATGTGTTAATACCAAAGTGAGCTTCCTGAGGCGTGGTTATTACACCATCTTTAATTTTGTTAAGCATTTTTTCCCATTTTGCAGATTTTAAAGGATAGGGCATCGCTATAATTTCTTTATCTTTTTCAATCATTTTAAATACAGATTCAGCATCAAAAGATATATCAGAATCAATGAACAACATATGAGAAAACCCACTCTCTAAAAAAGCCGACACACATAAGTTTCTACCTTGTGTAACTAATGAAGATTTCATCAATTGAAACATACACGTTATTTTTTTTTCTGCGCAAAGTTTTTGTATATCAAGTAAAGTTTGTGTGTAATGTATAGACACTTCACTATGTACTGGGGTAGCCACAAATAAACTAGGTGTAGTTATTTTTGGTTTTTCTTTAGTATCAAAGTCAATATAAATTGGTTTACTTGGGTCGTTTTCCATTTAAAGCTCCTTGTAAAAATGAGTTCCATTCCATTCCTTTTTTATCCCAACTGTAAAATCTATTTACAAAATTTCGTTGAACTTGTAAATGTTCCTGTATGTAATCTTCATGTAAAGAATTTATAGCCCCTTTAATTGCCATAGCAAAAGAATACGCAAGTTTGTTGTAATCTGTTTCAAAAGTAACATACACTGGAAACTCAGAACAAGTTTCATACAAAGCTCCATAATTAGTTACAATACAATACACTCCTGCAGCCATGCATTCTAATGCAGATATACAAGAAGTTTCTTCAAAGATACTTGGGTAAGCAAAAAGGTGGTAAAAAGGCATTTTTTTTAAAATAAAATCGTTAGGTCTATATCCTATGTAATTTACATTTTTTAATTTATTTGCTTGTTCGTATAAAGGAACCCACTTTGAATCATTTGCTTTCTTAAAATCATCTCCATAAACCTCACAACTACTGTACACATCTAATAAAACATTTTCGTCTTTTAAATATTGCATAGCTGCAAGTAAAACATTTAAACCTCTCCACGGAGTTGGTTGAAACACAAGTCTTACTAAATCCCCTTTTTTATAAACCTGTCTTTCACCATATTTGTCATTACAATTTACAACACCATTTTTAATGACATGGCATCGTTCTGTAGGTAAGTCAAAAGCATACCTAAACTTCTCATAATTCCAATGTGAATTAAAAATATACCAATCATACTTTTCGTGATTTGATTTATTAGAAAACCAAGCATTTAGATTCTTTTGATTAAAAGAATTCTTCTGCCACATGATATTAATTTTATCTGAACTTAACGGAACTTTACCTGGTATAGATGTACAGATTTGAAAGTTGTCTAAGAGTTTTTTATCAACATGCTCTTCTAAAAAAGCGTGTTGTAATTCCGTTCCACCTTTAGGTTTCATTGCTGATTTCAAACATAGGAGCTGTAACGACTACATCTCTTTTTATGTCGGACTCTGTTGTGCTTGTAGATGAATCATCTACATCTTTTTTGCATTCATCTTCATCTGCATAAACATGACCTGTAACTTTATTTGTAATCGTTGTTTTTGTTTTACACTTAATTACTTGCATACTATAGTTTTGTCATAAACTGAAATAAAAGTAAAGAGAATTATCCGTTTTCTTGAGAACGATCTAAAAGAGCATAAGAGATTATGCCTTGTATTTCATTAGCGGTGGAGCACGTCATTTTAATAATATCCCCCTCTTCTAAAACTAAAACGTTAGTAATAATATCCAAAGTACTATTTGCAGGAATGCTTTGATTTCCTATTCTAAAAACAGCGCTAGATGCAGAGGTATCCACTATTTGTGTTACTAAAGACAAAGCACCATTACTTCCATTAGTTGCTTGTATTTGTTTTATTAATAATCTACCAGTTGTTGGGGCAGTCAATATTGTTGTCGTGGTGGTTGCCGTTAAATTAAACCCTTGATTTTCATATTGTATAGTCATGACATAAACCAGTTAAATGTGTCGGTTTCGTTTTTTAAATCTTTTTGATAGTTGGTGTTTAATTGACTTATTAGGGTATCTAAAACAAAATTAGTTTGTCTTTGATTTTCGACTAAATAATCTTTGTTTGGTTCTGGTATCAATACATTAATTTTTGCCATTATCTTCTACCATCGGGTTGTATGTCCGCACGGAAAGAATCAAATCTCCAGTTTTCTTCAGTGCCTGTATTTGCAATTCTTACTGATGCAAATCTTCCTCGAACCCTTGTATCTACTTTTTCTGTAGAAGATGTAATTGTAAAAGGACCCAATAAAGATGTTTTATCTGTAGCTGCTGGGAAGTTTTTTATTTTTATAGTGACAGTAGCATTACCATCAATAATTTTAAAATCTGGTAGAAACTTTTTAATTTTTATAAAGGGTTCATTATCCCCATCTTTTCCTCCTAAACTAAAATCTCCAGATTCTATAAATGCAGGAATAGCTGTACGATTACCTTGGTTGTCTTGTTGGTCTACACCTTTTTCATGAGCATACAAAGTTGTTGATCCGTGATCCGTGGTCAATCCATTTATAACCGGAAAAGTTGCCGCAGATACTTCGGTAAATTCTGTCGCATACGGATTGTCATAAACTGTTTTATCATAGTAAGAAGTTCTAGCCAATGAACTAGTTGTCCAAACCATTTCTCTGTAATTAAGAGTCACGCATCTGTCAATCTGAGTAGAACCTGCCTTTGCATAAAACCAATTGATTTCTGTAAACAAAGAGTTGTACCCTGCATACACAATATCCCCTGATCCATAATTAATACCTAGATCGTCTGTATCTGTATCGGTAAATACAAAATCTTCAACAGAACAATTTATTTTTTTTACTGTCCCATCAAATACATAAAAGCCTCCTGCTTTTGCCATCCAGTACACAATGCCATCTACATGCACAATTGCAAATTTACCCATAGCTCCGCAATTAGATCCCACTTGTCTTATTGAAAAAGTAAAAGGAGGCCCAACAAACTGCATCGTATAAGCCGCGTTGTCTGTAAGTATAAGAATATAATCTTTTGATTTTACTGCTCCTACTATTTTTGTGCCAGAATCTAATTGAAATGTACCTGCAGTGTTGGTGGAAGTCGGTGTGTAAGCGGCTCTATTCTCTTGATCCGAAAAACGAATAAACATTTTGTTTTGTGTGGTTGTGTCTCCAATTGTGGTTTCAGTTCCTAAATGTATAAGGTGTCTATCTCTATCAGAAACAATTGTCATAACTGTGGCAGTAGGATTTGAAGTAGATACAGTAGCCCGAGTAGTTAAACCATCCGCAGGATCCCATTCAAAGGTTTTACCATTTTTAACTGTACCGATTAATATTGCTCCAAAATTATCTAAACTCCAAGTTCCTGGTTCAAGTGTAAAGGTGGTTGGACTTCTTGCTGTTCCCCATGTGGAATCACCCCATGTACTTGTGCCCCAACCATACCCCACAAACTCTGTTGTACCACCAGCAAATTCATATGCCGAAAAAGAAATAGCACCGGCAGTTGATATACCCGCACCAGATTCAACAGCTGTCATTGTAACTGTAAAAGTACTTGTACTAGGTACTGAAATTACTTCAAAGGTATTAGTGATGAAACTAGCTTCATTAAAACCAGTACCTGAACCTGGTAAAGTTACTCCAGAAAATCTTATAAAGTCACCTTGTTCTAACCCATGTGAGGATTTTGTAATTGTAACAGTTGCACTTGCATTTGTGGTAGTAATTGTGCAACCAGACACTGCTGTTTTTAGAGGAGAGATATCGTAAAAAGCATCATCGTAATATATAAATAAACCTTTGTTTGTGCCAATAGCAATATATCTATTACCATTTAAATCTGCCCATATATGCATTTCTCTGGCTACTCCGGGCATGGTATCACCTGTTGTTTTTACCCACCCTCCTATTTTTTCAGGAAGACCATATCTAAACCTAACAAAATCTCCGTCACTCCAAGAATAATCCGCTGAAGTTTTTGTTACTTGTTTGTTAAAGCCAGGTCTAAAGGGTACATTGATTAAAGCCATAACATTAGAAATCCAACCAACCAGTAGTATTATCACCAGTATATACTAAGTTAATTCCTGTTCCCGCAGTGCTTAACACAACATCGGAAGAAGTATTTCGTATATTTTTTGAATTTCTACCCACTGTTAAATTGGCATTATTAAAATTAAAACCTTTATCTACAATTTGAACAGTATCTCCCGCACTGGGACTTGCTGGTAAAGTAACTGTAAAAGCGCCCCCAGAAGTATCGGCTAAAATTAAAGCTCCACCTTGAACTGTTTCACTTGCCGTGATTGCTCTCCAAGTTGCAGTTTCATGATCTTTGAAAATATCTGTACCATTTGAATGACAAATATATTTATTGCCCTCGCAAAGTAAAAATCCAGTTTGTCCAGTAACTTTAAAGGTAAGTGTATTATTAGCGTGATCTGTACCATCTACTACATTAAATATTTTTTCAATACTTGCAGGCATGTTGACTATTCTGTTTCCAGCTAAAGTTCCAGTAAACTTTAAAGTCATGTTCCTTGCATTTGAAATACTTGCATTGCTCATCACTAATGTTACATCACCAGAAGCCACAGCAATTTCTTCAAAACCGGCAACGGACTGTTGCACTAAATTTAAATTACTATTTGTTTTTGTTCCCCATGTACCAGAGTTTTCTCCAGTAGCCATAAGTTCTAGTTTTAAATCAGATGAGAATGTAGATGCCATTTTTTTACCTTTTTATTTATTGTAAACTTTTATGCGGCAATTTCAACCTCTACCCATGTTTGAGAAGTCCCTTTACTTACGTCATTCCAAATTAGGGTATTAGGTGTGGCGACAGTAAAACTTGCTGCAATACCCGTTGGTTCAACTTTAGCTGTACCAATTATTGTAAGACTTCCTACTGACATAGTTTGCGCTAAACCACTTACAA